TCAGGTTCTCGATGTCCCCGCCTTTGAAGTAATACTTGAGGTTCTCGATCACCGGCTCGTCGAACTTGAACTTGAGCGTCAGCTTCTCCTCCAGGACGATGACCTTGTCCTTCAAGCGCTTGCCGGAGCGGTTGCTGAAGTGCTCCAGTTCCTCGGTGCCGGTTTCCAGATCCAGTTCCGTGATATTGCCCAGGTCCCGCTCCCCGGTCCCGTCATCGAAATAGAGCTTGACGCCCCCCGGCACGGTGTAGTTTTCCACGCTGGCAGGTGCAGGCATGGTTTAGCCCTCCTCAATAAGTGGTGCTGAAGGCATCGCCCCAGGCGTGCCCGTAGGTTAAATTGAAACTCATAAAGAGCACCCCGTACTGGTCGTGGTACTCTTTCCAAACCCGGTCCTCCTGGAGGTTCTCCACCAGCCCCTTGAGGCCGGCGGTCCCGATCAGGGCGTTATGGATGGTGCCCTGGAGGTTGTCGGCACCGACATTAAATGAAGCCGCTCCCGCAGGGCTCAGGCGGATGAACACGGCAACGTAGAGCTTGAGTGTTCCTATCGCCAGGCGATTGCGCTTATCCCGGGTCTCATCCTCATCCCAGAAGAACACGGCCGGGAGTTTTACCCGGTCCAGGTCCGTGGGGTTGCCCTGCCAGCGATGCACCGAGCCGAGTTCCGGGATGGCCCCCAAAACCTCGGCCAGCTTCTGCATCACCTGAACTTTGATGGTGTCGGCCATCAACCCACCTTCACGATCTTGGACAGGTCGGCCATAAACTGAGGTTTGGCCCAATCCAGCAAGTGCTCTTTGGGGTGCACCCGTCTGGGTACCACCACCGACCGTTTTAGAACGAAGAGGGGGATAGGGGTCTTGCTCTGCGTCCCCTTGGTGCCCCCGGAGAACCCGAAGATCACCCCTTTGGCAATGAAGGTCGGACCCCAGATGCCGTCCAGGGGCCCTCCCCGGGCCACCCCCGCCGCGGTCTTGGCCGCCGCCAGGGGAATGGCCAGAAACTTTTTGTTCTTGGGCCGGATGGTCACCTGGCTGCCCGCCGGGCCGATATGCACCCCGGCGTACTTGGCCCCAAAGGCCAGACCGCCCGTCACCTTGCTCCCATCCAGCCGCACCTGCAGAGGGCGGGTAGACCGGGCCAGGGCGCCGGTGCGCCGGCCCAGGCGGTCAGCGGCCGTCCCCCCGGCCAGGTGCCGGCTCACCGTGTGGTCCCACAGCCGTTTGCTGTGCTCCTGGACTACCTTCATCACCTTGGGAACCAGCCCTTTGATGATCTGGTCTAGACTCGTGACCGGGTCTTTAGCCATAAGGTTTGATCCGGTAGCGGTCCAGCACCGCCTTGACCGAGGGGAGAAATTCCCCGGAGTTCACCTTTTGTATGGAGCCGTCCGGAAAACTCACCGACTCCAGGCCGATGTCCTTGCGCCGCCGGAAGTCATAAGCCACTTGGGTTCTGGCCGCCATCTCCAGATCATCGGGGGGCGGGTGGTAGCCCTCCGGAGGCGAGCCGTCTCCCTCGAAGATAGCGTCATAGCCCCCGATGTAAGTCACCTTCAGGGCCTTGGGGCCATAGGGCCAGGCCCCATAGCGGTAAGCCGCCATGCCGGCCGAGAGCAGTTGGTAGTCGGCCGCGGGAACCAGATTCCCTGCATCCCACTCCCAGGTATCCGAGCCGTGAATGGAGCCGACGGTCGCCACCGGCAGGCCCTTGAGAAAGAGATACTGTCCTCCGCCGTCGTGGTATTCGACCCGAGACTTTCTCTCGAAATCCCGGTTGCAGTAGGAGGCGCAGCGCTGGGACACGGCCCCGATCAACTCTGTGATGAGGTCGTCCCAGTCGTCTTCCGTCTGCTCCAGCAGCGCCTTCACCCTGGTCAGCGTGGTCAGGTCCATTTATCGGGTATCCACCCTGGTCTTTTTGATGGCCCGGTCTTTGGGCGGCTTATCCAATTCTTCCGCTTCCGGCCCCGAGACTTTTGGCAGGTCCCGATCCGGTTCACCCGGGGCCGGATATACTTTCCAGCCCTGCTGCCCCAGCACCTCTTGCTCCAGATCGCCGCTGAGGTCCACCTCTTCGCCGGGATGGGCGAAGGCATTATTGGGCAGGTGGAGGCAGTAGCCTGGCCTGATGCGGTATTTTGACATCGCTCACCTCGCCATTAGAGAGAGAAACCCGCGGGGTTCACCTGGGGTACCGGCGCCTCTTTGGCCGCCCCCAGGATTACATCAACCCCGAAGTCACAAGCCGCGGTAGCCACCACGGCCACCACCCGGAGATAGCGCTTGCGCCCCACCAGGTTCAGGCGCCCCACGTAGACGTTGTTATCGTTGGCCTCGGTGATCTGGGGGAAGGCCGCCCCGGCAACGTCGGCAAAATCGCCGTCCGTGGTGGTGTCCGCTTCCTGGACTTTGAGGTCCACCGTGCCGCTGGCGCCATTGGCCCCGGAGTTCACCACCACCAGGGCCTCCTCGAAACCCAGGCGATCGATGGCCGAACCTTTGTGCGTCGCGGCACTGTGGTTGTCGGCCACCAGGCCCACCACCGCCTTGAGGAACTGATGCAGACTGAATTTCATGTCGGGGTCTCCTTATGGGACAGGGCCGGGGGGCCGGCCCCGTCCGGTTAGCTGTTCTTCACGCCGCTCCCCAGACAGAAGCTCTCGGCGTGCCGGAGCCCGATGTCCACGTCGGTGATGATCCGGATCCAGGTCTGGTTCTTGGCAAACGCATCCCCGGCCTCTTTGGAGGGCAGGATGGAGATGCCGGCCCACTGGCCCACGATCAGCTCCTGCCAGTTGCCCAGGTAAATCTCGGTTTCGTTCCCCCCGGCCCCCAGGTTGATGGGGATCTGCGTGGTCATGGCGAAGGGGTACCCGATGTAAGCCTGGAGCTGGGCCGCGTCCATGGGCCGGATGATGTATTCGCCCCCGGTGTCGCCCGAGAACTGAGCCACCTTGAGCTTGGACAGGGACCGCTTGACGCAGTGGTGGAACACGAACCCCAGCTTGCCCCGCAGGGCGTTGTCCACCGCCAGTTCGTACTCCATGTCGAAGAAGTAATCGAAGTTGGGGCTATTAACGCTGAAGGCCTTGGTGTTGATGCCGGGGGTGTTGGCGATGCCGGTGGGCTGGCCGCTGGCGCCGCTGCCCCGGAGGGCCGCCAGGTCGATGGCCAGGGCCACCACCCGGGCGATGTCGGCCCGGACCATCTGCTCCGCTGAGGGGCTGGACATGCGCAGCAGCCGGTTGGAGAGCTTCACCAGGGCGCCCACCGACTTGGGAGTGAGCTGCAGCTGGCCCAGGGTCTGGTCGCTGCCGGTGAGAGGCTCATTCTCCCCCACCCAGTAGGCCGTGGCCCCGCCGGTCTGCTTGGGGATCTCCACCGGCGAACCCACCAGGTTGTCCAGGAGGGTGGCGCCCATCTGGAAGACCACCGCCTCGGCCCGGAGCATCTCGATGAGTTCCGGGATGGCCAAAATCGGGACCAGATAGCCCCCGGAGCTGTCCGGGGTGGTGGCCAGGTCCCGGGTCTGCCGGAACACGTCCGCCTCGAACTGGGCCTGGGACCAGTCGCCGGTGCCGATGGCATAGATGGCCTTGAAGAGCGAAAACTTCTCTTTTTCGTCCTCCAGACCGGACACGCCGGCATGTTTACGCTCCCGGTTCTTTTTCTCCATCTCCTCGAAGCGGCCCGCTAGGTCGGCGTACTTGGCCGACAACTCCGGCAGCGTCTTGAAGGCCTCGGAAATGTGGATCACCTTGCCGTCCTCTCCGGTGTAGGACAGGGACTTATTGATATCTTCCAGGAGTTCCTGGATGCGGTTGACGTCTTCAGGCATGACTATTCTCCTTTCGTGATCCTGCGATGCAGGTTTTGCGTGGCGCTAAGAATTTCCTTCAGGTCCGGCTCCCCCGCCGGTCTCCCCCCTTCAGGCCCAGGGCCGGGGTTCAACGCCAGGGAGTAATAGTCGGGTGCGGCAGAGCGGCATGTGACGAACTCTTCCAGAGTCTCCATGATTACCGCCTTCAGTTGAGCGCGGTCATCATGGGGAGACCCGAGTTCGGCAGTCCGGGTCATCAGTGCGTCGATTTTGATCTTGACCCCCTTCACCAGGCCCGCCAAGGCCAGGAGGGTCGATTGCAGATCGTCCTCGTTGGGTTTGTCAATCTCTTCCGGTTCCCCTGGTTCATGCCTTTCTGCCTGGTTCAGGTCCGCCTCAAAAGGCACGCCGGTGAGGTCCTCCACTTCCCGGGGGCTGACCACCCCTTTCTGCACCGCCATGATCAGGGCGTTGGGGTTGGCCGGGACGGGCACCGCGGAGAGTTCATAAAGCTCGTGCTTCATAAAACGCCAGCCGGTCTGTTTCCCTTCCTTGTCGGTGATGGGCTCCCGCGCCAGGTCCTGGAAACCCACCGAGGTGGCCCGGAGATAACCGCCCAGGTAGAGCTTGTAGATGGTGTCGGCGAAGGGGTATTCCTCCGCCGTGGCGAACTTGACCTGGAACAGCAGGCCCTGGTCGGTCTTGGCCACCTTCAAGGCCTTGCCCACCGGCGGCTGCCGGTAGTCGTGGGCCCAGAAG